GGCCGACCCGCCGCCCTCGATGGGCACCCAATCCGGGGGGACCGGTGACAGCACCTGGATTGACGCATCAGTCCACGCAACCGGCGAGGCCGTGGACGAGGTGAGCTGAATCGCCCGGACCACAGTCGGGGACGACCGCTCCACCGTCACCCGATAGAACGTGCCGTCAGGAGCGATCTCGTCATTCGGTACAAGGTCGACCTGGCCCTCACCGTTGGCGTCGAGCTGCACACGTGCCCGCTTGGCAATCGCACCGTCAACAATCACCCCGCCGCCGCCAGCGTCAACGAGGCGCACATCAACCCAGCCGAAGGCGTCCGGCGATTGGTCGGCTTTGAGGATTGAGAACGTCACAGTCTTGGTCGACACTGGCACTCCTACGATTGGGCCAAGTTGAGGGTCACGGTCCAATCAAGGCCCCGCTCCCATGCATGGGTGATGTGCTGCACGTTCAGGTCGGCGGTCCAACCGGTGAACACGAACGCACCCGGTGGCACGTCCTCGATGGTCACCATCTGCTCAAGCTCGATGCCGAGAACGAACGCTGTAACGTCGTCGTCGCCGATCGGGAACAGCGGAACGTCGCCGACCTCGATGGGTGGTTCGGCGAAGCGGGCTAGGATGTCCTCGGCGATCGCAGCGGCGTAGGTGGTGTCCTGGGCGTTGCTGGTGAACGAGTAGGTGCGTTCCCCGTAGCGGGCGATCGACGTCGGGTCCTTGCGGACGTAGGCGCCAGTGCGTTCCGGCTTCGTGTCGAGGTCCGACCCCGTACCGACGGTGCCCGACACCGAGTTGACGATGCGGTCCATGCGGACTCCGGTGCGCTGGACGTACCCGCGGCGCATCCGGCCACCCGAGAGCGATGCGGCGTTGGTAAAGATGCCTTGGATGGTGACGAACTCGTCGTCGTGGTAGTACGGCCCGAAGTCGCCGGTTGCCAGCACGGTGCCGTCCCGGAGTCGGAGGGTGCCGGTCTTGAGCGCGTAGGTTGCGCCGCCGAACGCCTCGGCCCATGCCCGCATCAGGTCGCCGAGCGTCGCGGGCATGGGCACAACCGACCCGAGGCCCCACGAGAACGGGGTTGGCTCCGTCATGAAGATTTCCATTGCCGGATACCCGTAGGGGACGCCAGCGACCTGCGCGGCGATCAACGGGATGGTGTCGGCGGTGGTCCCGGCGAGGAACGCAAGGTCACCCAGGAAGCTGGCATGGAGGGACTGCACGTCCGAGTACGACACGAGCGAATTCCAGAACATCAACTCGGACACCGACACAGCCGCAGCCGACGTGCCAACTCTGAGCTGTAGACCACTTGTGGTATACGACGCTGGCACCGACGAGGTCAGCGCGTAGTAGAGGCCGTCCACCATGACGCCCATGAGGGACGAGCCGTTGTAGCGGACCGTCACCAGATGCGGGTTGCCGTCGTCCCAGCGGCCCCCGGACCCGTCAGCGGTGTTGTCAGGGGCCGCGTGGAACGACACCGCCGAGCCACTGTTGTTGTACATGATGAGGACGATTTCGCCTGTGGTCTGGCACTCCACGACGAACCGCTGCGACCCACCCGAGGTTTGCAGGCGCATCACGTTCTGGTTAGACCCGGCCGGGTGGCCGCGCCAGATCACCGACGCCGTGAACGCCGACGTCGTCGCGTCCACCGAGAACAGGGACGTGCTGTCAGCGATGATCCGGGCGCCCTGCTGGCAGTAGAACGCGGAGGTGGAGTCACCCGGGGTCATGGACTCGACCGGCCACACCATTTCCCCCGAACCTGAATCGGCAGTGGTGACGTGACCGCCGACGATCAGGTTGCGCGGGGTGAGCTCGTAGCCATCACCCATCGCAGGATCGGTTGACGAGTCGCCACGCACCCACAAGTCGGGTTCCATGGACGCGACGTGCGTCGCCCACGGTGACGACATGCAGTCCACAAGGTTCCACCATCCGAGCGTGTCGACCGCGTCGAGGCGGACCGTGGACACCTGGCCGTTCGGGGCCGCTTCGACCACCCAGCACTCGGGGCCGATGTACCCGGCGAACATCGTGTAGTCCGTGCCGCCGAACGACGCGGTGAGCCGCACCGGGCACAACGGCAGGCCAACGCCGTCACCGCGATACACGAGGCCATCGGGGTTGTCCGGGTCGAGCAGGTTGTCGTCGTTGTTGAGAACGCACGTCAACGTGCCCGGCTCAAACGCTGCGAGCTGGTCCTGTCGGCCCCGGCTCGTCGACCACGACAGCAACCGGTCCGACATGTCGGTCCATGCCACGATGTCGTCGAACCACTCGTAGGGGGTAGACGTGAGGGCGACCTCGAGGGTCATCGTCGGCGGCGTGTAGGTCATCAGACCGCAGGAATCCAGGGTTGCCCGGTCTGCCGCTGCTTGGCGATCGCGGCGTTGCGCAGGTCCTCGGCCAGTTGCTTCACGGTGACCACAGACCCGGCAACATGGACGTGGATCACGGTTTGCCCATAGCCGCCGCCACGGGAGACGGACGGCTTGTAGGACGCCGAGCGGCCCGCGGTCGACGTCTTGGCGCCAGCCTCGCGGCCGAACAGGGACCCGAGGCCATTCACCGGGTTGAGCATCTGAGTCACCCGATGCACGAGGGCACTCAACGATGGCAGGTGGTCGCGGATGCCGGCGTTCAGGCCCTTGATGAGATCGGTGCCCTTTTCGTAGAGCAGGTCGTTCAGGTTGCCGATCCAACCGGGGATCTTCCCGGGCAGTTTCTTGAGGTAGGCGCCGACCTTGTCGATTCCCGCACGCACCCCGTCACGGATCCGCGCCCACGCATCAGACGCGGTGCGCTTGACGATCTCCCATGCGCCCTTCCAGTCACCCGTGATGAGGTGGAGGACGGCCGAAATGGTGCCCTTGATGGCGTTGAGCGCCACCGAGATCACGGTGCGGATCTGGCCCCAATGGTCCCGAATCCAGCGGACCAGCACCGCGAACCCGTCGCGGACGTAGCCGATGAAGGTCTTGATCGCGGGCCACGCAGTCCCCTTGAGGAACTTCACGGTGGCGTCAACGGCCGTCTTGAACCAGCCCCAATGCTTGTAGGCGTAGATCAGGCCAGCCACCAGCAGCCCAAGCGCAGCGAGCACAGCGAGGATCGGCCACGTTGCCGCCAGGGTGGCAGCGGCAGCCGACGCAGCCGAAGCCGCCCACGCGAGGAACCCGACCACCAGCACGCCGCCAACGACGAACGCCAGCTTCTTCACAACCGACTGATGGTCGTTGAACCACTTGGTTGCCTTCGGGATCTGCGTCGCCACGAACGTCGTGAACTTGGTCAGGATCGGCAGGACGTGCGTGCCGATCTGGACCTGCAACCCCTGCATCGCCGCTTCCTGTTGGCGGTGCGCCTCGGTGGCCTTCTTGACCGCGTCCATGTTCTTGTCGGTCAACACGAGGCCGTACTTCTCGGCCTCCTTAGCCAGATCCGACATGCCGTCGCGGCCCTTGTTCAACATCTTGACCATCTCGAGGCCGCCCTTGCCGAACAGCTTCTGCGCGTAGGCGTTCTTCTCGGCGCCGTCCGCCATGCCCTCCATGCGGTCAGCAGCCCGGGCCAACAGTTCCGACATCGGAAGGAGATGCCCGGAGGCATCGCGAGTCTGGAAACCGAAGTCCTTGGCGGAGTCCTTGGACGCAACGAGCTTCTTCGAGAACGCCGCGATCCCCCTGGCGCCCTGCTCGGCCCCGATGCCCGACTGCTGCATCACGAACCGCAGCTTCGACGCCTCCACCGACGACATGCCGGTGAGCCGCGACAGCTTCCCGACTTCCTTGCCGACGTTCTCGAAGGTCTTGGCGGACTTCACCCCGAACGCGACGGCAGCAGCGGCGCCGGTAGCGGCGAACGCGACCATCGCCTTCCCGGCCGAAGCAACCTTGCCCTTGAGGCCGCCCGCGGCGCCCTCGGTGTCATGAATGGCCTTGAGTGCGCCGGTCGCCTTGCCGGTGATGATGACCTCGAGCCGCTTGCTAGCCATCACCACCCCCTTGTGCTGCGAGGTCCGCAAGGGCCTCTAGGTACTCGTTCAGCTCGGCCGGACTGAGCCGGTCCAGTTCCCACGGTCGGATTCCGAAGTGGAGCGACAGTGCGGGCCACGCGGGCAGGAGCGCGGCCCTCAGGATTCCGGGCGGTCGTCGTCCTCGTCCGCGGTGACCTGCTCCACGTCGAGCTCGGTTTCGAAGTCCAGGCCGTCGAACTGCTCCTCGACGTCCTCGATGGTCACGTCCTCACCGGCGACGAGGCGGGCGACCCACACGAGCACCATGAGCGAGTCGAGGCCGATCCGGTCGTCGGACGCCATGAACTGCTCGAAGGGGATGCCGCCAGTGGCCTTGCGGACCTTCGTGCGGATCGCGAATGGGACGCTGCCCGCGGCGAGTGCGTAGTGCCGGTCCCGCACTCGAATGGTCATCACCTCCTGTGCTGCCTCGGTTTGCGCGATGCGCTTACCGACGCCAGGGCGCGGTGCTGTAGCCATGTGGTTGCCTCCAACGGTGTTGGGTTGGATCAGTCAGGGAACGCGGGCCGGGTGACACGGTCGATGGCGTCGCCGTACCAAGACGGGATCAGCGGCGACAGGTCCCGGATCGCGGGGTTGATCGCATACGGGCCACCAGGCCCGCCGACCTCCCATGCAGCGCCGACCCACGCCGGGTGCTGCGCCTTGGACCCCTCGCGGGCGGCGCGGTTCCAGCCGGTGTTCTTCTTCGCACCCCAAAAGGCAGCGTTCGCCACCGGAGCGATGCCAACGAGTGCACCCTTGCGGGGCGACGCCTTGCCGGTGATCTTGGATGCGAAGTGCCGTTGCGGCCCGCCCGATGCCTGCGCCCGCGCCGCCTGGGCGACACGCTGCGCGATCTTGCGTTCTTCGGCGGTGAACTCCTTGCGGAGCGTCTTGCCGTCGGCGGCCCTGCGGAGCTCCTTGCGGAACTCGTCGAGGCCGTCGACCTTGACGCCAGAACCGGCGTCCTCGGACATCAGGGGGTAGAGTCGCCGTTGACCAGGACCACCGAGATCGACGTCGACGAGTTGTCGGCGAACTTGACCGTGCAGTCCTTCTCGAGGATGCCCTTGCCCGCGACGTTCGTCGCGGCCTTGTCGTAGCGGACGTTCCCGGCGAGGGTAACCGAGTACGAGCCGAGCGTGAACGCCAGGGACAGCGTCGCCTCGGTCCCGGCACGGAACGCGGTCCACGACGTGAGGGAGTCGAACTCGGCCTTGATGTCGGCGGTGTAGCTGCGGAGGTCGGCGGGCAGGTGCTCGCGGGTCAGTGCCGAGCCGAGGTAGGGGCGGGCATCCGACAGGCCGTTCTCGCCCTTCACAATTACCTCGGACGCGTACATGTCGGCACCGGCGATGGTCAGCGCGGCACCCGTGAACTTGAGGGGCAGCGCACCAGACGCGTACGACGCCGACGGGAGGGCCTGACCGATCGTGAACGTGATACCCGTGCCGGTCGCGGTCGCGTTCGCGGACAGGGTCGCCGCCGTCGACGACGTGACCGCGGCGATCGTGGTGTTCGCAGCGATGCCGGTGCCGGAGATGATCTTGCCGACGTCAGCCTGCGTGAACGCTGCCGTCGACGACGAGATCGCCTTGGACGAGTTTGTGGTGACGCCGTCGGTGACGGTGCGCGACCCGATCTGCTCGTTCTGGCACATCCACGTCAGGCCGAGCGTCGCTATCTCGCCGACCTTGCACGCCAGCTCCCACGAAGCCACCTTGGACCCCGTGTAACAGGCTGGGTGCACGGTGCCATCGGTGGCGGGACGACCGACGTTGATCGTGTACGAGCCGAGGGTGCCACGGGTGAACGTGTGCGTGTAGGGCCCCGAACCCGACGTCGACACGGCTCCGAACATCGCCTTGAACAGAATGCCGCACGAGCGGTCGGTGAGCTCGAACCCGGTGTCGCCACCGACGGTCACAAGACCGGGCGTCCACTGCTCGGAGGTGAGCATGGTGTTCCCGGCGATGATCGCTGCCGATTCGATGCGCTCCACCTCACCCGCGAGCGATTCGCTCACGAGCGGGAAGAACCGGTCCACCGTGACGGGAGTGCCGTAGGTGGACTCTGCCTTGAGACCGATCTGCCCTGAGAGGCCGGACGGCTGTGCCATTTGTTCAGTCCTCCTTGGACGTTGCGGCCTTGCGGCCCTTGGGGGCCTTCCAGCCCTGGTCAATGAGATCCGCGGCGATCACGTCGGGGATCTCGACGGCCTCGCCGCGCTTGGCGGTGATCCCGAGGTCGTAGAACGTGACCGACTCAAGCGGTCCGGGATAGGTGAGCTTCACGGGTGCTCCGATCAGTGGAGACGGACGTCGACGGTGAACTGCACGCCAGCCCACGCAACCGGCCCATCAGGGGTGCCGACGATGTCGAACGAGTACGAAGTGACCCTGGACGAGTAGACGCCATCAAGGCCACCGAGAGTCGGGTCGTCGGCGAACAAGTCCATGAACTCGGCCGCCACTTCGATCGCCCGGGACTGTGCCGACGTCAGGTCGGAGCGGCCAGCGATGTTCACGTTCAGGACACCCGCAACGGACTCGTTGCGTTGCTTGCGACCATCCTGCAGCACCGGGACCTCGACGGAACCGGAGTCGACACCGCCGAACCATGCGACCTCAGCGGTGGCGTCCTTGTCGCCAGGCGGGCACGCGTACACCTGACACGGGTCGACACGCCCGGCCAACTGGTCGCGCAGCGACTGGATCACGACCCAGCCCTGCGGCGTGGTGGCGGTCATGCGAACCCGAGCGGAAGCCGGTAGCTGTTCAGGAGCCGGTCGACTTCGAGGAACCCAGTCGGGCGACCAGCTTCCCAATCAGGGGTGACGTAGGACGTGGTGCCACCGTCGAACGCCTGCGTGCGAACGTCGCGGGACATGCCGGACCCTTCACCGATCAGGACGCGGGCGGCGTACTCGATGGCGGCACGCTTGATCGCCCCGGGCGGGGACTCGGTGCCGTGCGTGTAGGTGACGACCGCGGATTCGGCGTACCGGTCAGGCCACGGGATCGACCCGATCACCCCAGATTCCTCCAAGATGATCGACTCGGTCAGATCGACGTCGGTGCCGTCGCAGTCGATCGACACGTCGGAGATGTTCACGCCCGGCAACACGACATCAACCGGCAGCGGGCGCTCGGTGATCTCGTAGGTGGCGTCCGCGTGGGATTCGAACGCGCGGCAGCAGTACCGTTCGGCGATGTCGGCGAACTCGGCGATCGCCTCGTCGACCAGTGTGTCGTCGTAGTCGGTGAGGCGCGTCTGCCGCGCCTTCGCCTCTGCCGCGGTCGCGTAGGCCATCAGTCGGCCGGGGCCTCTGGGGCCTTGCGGGGGCGGCCGGGCTTGCGCTTCACCGGCGCGTCGGCGGTCTCGGCGGCGGGCGTGGCATCAGCGGTCTGCGGGGCATCGACAACGACACCGAACCGGGCCAACTCGGCGGCGACTTGTGCAGCCCGGTCGCGTCGACCGCGGGTGATGTAGGCGTCGCGCTCGGCGAGCAGCGCCGCAACGTAGGAATCGGACATGGTGCCTCCGATGGGAGATGGGATGGGGGAGCCAGCCCGGCCGGGGGTTGGCCCGGCCGGGCACGGGCTCAGACGTTCAGGATCAGAACGTCGGGGTGACCAGGCCGGTGCCGGTCACCTTGCAGATCGCCGTCGGGTAACGACCGGCGGTGAACGCCGAGTAGCCGTAGACGACCAGCTTCACCTGAAGGGTGGCGCCACCGACCTCCTCGAACCGAAGCTCGGTGGGCGCGATGGAGTCCTCCCACAGCAGGATGTCGTCGGCCTTCGCGACGATGATCGCGTCCTCGTTCGTCCCAGCGCCGAGGCCGGTCGAGATGCAGGCATCGGTGACGACCGGCACGCCGAGGATCTGACCCACGACCTGGCCGTAGCCGGCTGCCTTGCCGAGCCCGATCGTGTTGTCGGGCACGTCCGTCGAGATGAGCGGACGCGAGTTGGCGTCGAGGGCGGCGGTCATCCAACCCCACCGGCGGGGGTGCATGAAGATCACCGAGGCAGGCATGTACCGGCCCGAGTTGACCGTCTGCACGGCGTTCGCCAGCTTGGGGAACAGCTCGGCCACAGTGGGCGACGCGTCGGTGTAGGCCACCGAACCGATGCCGGACACCGCCAGGGTCGCGGTGATGTTGGCGGTGTTCAGCGCAACCGCGTACTGCGCGGCCAAGTCGGCGTAGATGATCTGATCGACGCCGCGGCCACGCTCGACAGCCTGACGGGAGATGTCCTGCTGACCAGCGTAGGTCTTGACGGACACCGCCAACGTGGTCTCGTCGAAGTCCGTCTCCTGCACCGGGTCGGCCTCGGCCGACTGGACGGCAACACCGGTCGCGGTGGTGCCGCGGGGGATGTTGATGGTCATGCCCTCCGACGGCAGGGACAGGCCCTGCACGGTGTTGGAGAACGCACGACCGGCCGCCAGGTTCGGGGCGAACATCTCGGTGAGGTACTGCGGGACCACGAGGGCACCGAACGCCGACGTGCCGACGTCGCGGGACTCCTTGGCGAGCAGCGAGTTGCGGTACAGGCGGTCCTGGGCGTCGGGCGCGTAGCCGTACCGGGCCGCGTAGGCGTCACCGAAGAACGAGTGATCGCCGTCGGGCCGGTACACCGGCTCCGAACGGGTGACGATGGCCTGACCGCGAACCTCGGCGGGCTTGGCGGCGTCGAGGCGCTTGGCGGTCTCATCGGCGGCGGCGCGGGCCTCCGCCTCGGCGACGAGCTCGGCCTCGCGGGCCTCGGCCTCGGTGCGCTTCTCGTCGAGATCCATGATCTTGGCGACCGCAGCGGTGCGGGCCTCGTTCTCGGACTCGTTGAGGTCGCGCTCCTCGGCCACGGCGGGCGCCAGGATGGCGTCAAGTTCGGCCTCGGCCACGGCGCGGGCCTCGAGGAGTGCGGCGATCTTGCCGCGGGTGATGGTGAGCAGATCCATGTGGGATCACGCCTTTCTGCCCGATTGGGCATGGTGGGTTGTTGTGATCCGCTACGGGTGGTGGCTCAGGTGGTGCCCGTGTCGCTCCGGCGTGCCCGTTGGGCAGGTGGTGGCGTTTCGGGCCCGGCGTGGCTCCGGCGCGATCGCGGTTGGAGCCTCAGCGAGTGAGGCTCAGGCGCTCACGCTCGGCGAGTGCCAGCGTGAGCGGGTACGCGCCCCGGGTTGGGGGGGGATCTTCGGGCGGTTCGGCGCCGCGCAGTTGCGCGGTGGTCGCCGGGTTCGCCGGGTAGGTAACAATCGACACGTCGAACATCTGGACCTCGAGGATCCGGCGCTCCGTGTAGTCGGCGTTCCACTCCTGACGGAGCACCCTGAATGCCCATGACATCTCGTCGAGGTCGCCGCGGGTCATCGCTGACGCGACGGTCTGCACCAGCGGGGACGTTGCGTCGAGGGTGGACCCTGACCACAGGCCCGTGTCGTCGGCCTTGAGTTCCAGGGTGCGGGATCGGGTGCGGGCGATCGGGACTCCGTCGTGGTTGACGAGGAGGCGCACGTCCTCCCGCTCGCGCAGCGACTTGTCGCAAGCGCCGGGCTCAACGATCTCCACCCAGCCGTAGTTGGCGGGTCCGCCAGCAACGTCGTAGGGAACTCCCCACAGTGCTGCGTAGCCCTCGAAGATGGGGTTGCCGTTCTCGTCGAGGCGGATCTCAGGGGCACGCCAGGCGCGTGCCTCGAGGGATCGGCCGCGCTGTGTGGCGGCGAGATGGGAGGCGGCGAGGTCGATGTGGTTGTCGGCGAGGCGCCGCACCACCTCGTCGGGCAGGGTGAGGAGATCGGTCATGGTGTCGCTCCGTTCGCGGTCGGGGCGGTCAAATGAGGGGGCCAGAGGTAGTGCGCACCGGCCCCGTCGGGGATGGGTGCAAGATCCTCAAGCTTCCGGCGCTCGTCTGGGCTCGCCATGCCGGACGTGATGGCGAGGTCGTGGGCCTTGTAGCGGGTCTCAAGGTCGACCCTGACGAGGGCATCGACGTTGACCTTGACGTACTGCGGGCGCGGGGTCAACGATGTAAGGAGCTCGTCGAGCTTCGCGACCCATGTTGCGATCGGGTAGGTGAGGCGGTCGAGGCTGCGTTGCTCGACGTTGGCGTAGGTCATGGAGTCGCCAGACGACCCGCCGATGTCCTCGGCGCGTAGGCCGAAGTACCGGGCGACATCGGCGACGTTGGCCTGCATCGTCTCAAGGAACTGTGATTCGTCGGCGGGGACGGCGACGGGGGTCCACTTCCATCCCTTCCCGATCACCAGCGGCTCGCGGGTGCCACGGATGGACGCCAAGAATCGGCGCTTCGCGACCTCAGCGTCATCAGGCGTGATGACGCCATCGTTGGTGAGCATCCCTGACGGGTGCCCGCCGTCGAGGAACCACCGAGCACCGAACTCCTGGGCATTGAGGCCCAACCCCACCGACGCCGCAGCCTGGCCGATCGGAGACAGTCCGATCGGTGAACCAGGAACAGCGAATGCCGGGCGGTGAATCAGCTCGGGAACTGGCTTGCCATCAACGAACCAATCGACTGTGCCGATGCCGTGCTGCGGCAACTTGCATCGCACGCGCATCGGATCCACGACGACCGCACGGCGCGGGTACATGGAGGCCGTGTACTCGGTGGGCAGGATGAACACGTTGCCTGACGACAACCACGACACGAGCACCTGCCGAATCCACGAGATGCGGTCGATCCCGACCCCCGGGTCCTCCACGATCGTCGTGTCGGTCTTGGCGACCGCAACCCCATCGACTCGCTGGTAGCGGTCAATCGGAAGCGGTGAGATCATGTCGGCGATCAGGTTCACGCACGCCCACACGGCCGAGTGCCGGAGTGCCTGGTCTTGCGTCGGGGTGGTGATCGGCCCAGTGGCGACACCTCGCGCGGGCAGGCTGAACGAGGCCGCGCGGCGTTCACGGAACAGGAGGCTCACGAGCCACCCCCGCGGGCGTCAGCGTAGGAAAGCCACAGGCACCCGACGCCGAACACGGCGACACCGAGAGGCAGGAACACGAGAGCAGCAGCGGCGACGATGCAGAGCAGGCCGAGCACCTCGAGGAACGCGTTCAGCATGGCGGGTCCTCTCAGTAGATTTGGGAGAGCGGGTCGACCGCTTCCTCGTCGGGTTGGATGTGCGCCCACCGGGCGAGCGTCGCGGCGACAAGCGGCGTGATGATCTGACCGGGCTTGCGGTCCCACAGCCACGACCCACCCGCGTCGCGCTTCTGCGCACCAGCGACGGCGGAATCGAGCACCGGGTCGCCGGGGTGGATGAGCGTCCCGCTCATGATCTCGTCGTAGAACCCGGCGCAACCGAGCACGAGGTCACCGAACTTGCACGGCGTCAACCGCACCCCGGCATCGGTCAACTTCGGGATCTCGGTGGCCGCCGCTGAACGCTCGTCGATGCACACGTTGCGGTACGGGTGGGTGATGAGCTCGGCCATGCGCTCGACGAGCCACCGGGGGGCGTCTGGCCCGTCGTAGTGGTCCATGATCGCCACGCCGTTCGCGCCGTCGATGTCACCGCAGGCGGCGATGGTGACATGGTTGCGGTCCAACGTCATCTCGATGCCGTACGACAGCGGGTCAGCGGGGACCTTCGTGGCGTCAGCGCAGGCGTTCCACAGGGCGGTCGGGATCACCTTGGGCGTTGCCTCGGCCGGGTTCCAGATCCCGAACCGCTCCCGGGCGAGACCGTCCTCGGACAGCCGGGGGCGTTCCACCTGGTCGACGAACTCCGCCGAGATCGTGACACCTAGGCCGGGGTTGGAGGCAGCGAGGTTGTCCGGGTCGGACGTGTCGGCCCCAACTTCACAGGACCATTCCGAGTAGCACATCGCCGTGTCCGGTCGTCGGCCACCGACGATCACGCCACGCCACACGTCGGACTCGGGGCCGATCACCGGAGCCGAACCGACGTACCAGGCTTGCGGGTTGGGGCGGGTAGCCATCGTCGGCAGCAGGCCATCAAGCGTGCCGTCGGCGAGAATCATGGCTTCGTCGAACACCACCAGGTCACCGGAGAACCCACGACCCTTGCCCTTCGACCGGGCCTTGAAGTTCAGGCGGGACCCGTTCATCAACTCGATGCCCTCGGACCCGTTCGCCGTCCGAATCCGCTTGAGCTTCCCCTCGAGCGCCGGGCACGTCTCGAACAGGAGCGACATGCGCAGGAAGTGCTCTTGTGCAGTGTCGAACTGGTGAGCCGTGTGGGTGATGAGCTGGTCACCGAACAGGATCAGCCCGGCCAGCTCCCGGGCGGCGAGGATGTTGCCCTTGCCGTTCTGGCGGGGCACGTTCAACCCCACCTCTTTCGCAGCCCACTTGCCGTCCGGCCGCTCTGACAGGGCGTCGATCAGGAACTGCTCCTGCCAGGGCGCCAGCGCGATGCCGACGATCCGGGCTAGGTCAACCGCTTCGCTTCCCGCGCTGCCCACCGACGGCGGCACGCTTCGGAACCTGGGCAGACTTGCGACCATCACGGCGGGAGGCGAGCTCGTCAATCGGGTTCTCCTCCACAGCATCAGGCAGGGCAGCCAGCGCAGCGACCGTGTCCCGGTATTGCTTCGCCAGCGCCGCCACGTTCGACGGCTCGCACTCGGCGATCGTCTTGGCGATCGTGTCCCGCAGCACCTCGAGCGCCGCCCGCTGCGACGCCGGGTTCACGAGCGAACGGTCATCGACCACGAGGGGCCTCCTCTCGGCCGGAGAGACGAACCAACCACCAGCCCACGCCCAACAACCTCAGACGTTTTCGATGCAGAGAGAGGGGGGGTAAAGGGGGGTCGGGTCCGTGGGAAAGCTTCACCAAAAACGGGAGGGGTGGGGGTCACCAGTTGCGTATGCGGATCGTGTTGGCGCGGGTGGTGATGCCGAGGAGTTGTTTGATCCGGTCGACGCAGGCTTGGTGGATGGCGGGGGTGATGTCGCGGTTGCCGCGGATGGAGTTGCAGGCTCGGTGTGCGTGGCGGCAGTTGGCTGGGTCGGTTGCGCTTCCACCCTTTGAGAGTGGGGTGAGTTCGTCGACGGTGGAGCCGAGTGGGTCGGTGCGTGCGCAGCGGTTGGCGTCGATGGGGTAGCCGCACAGGTGGCAGGTGGGGTAGACGCTGCGGACGTAGGCGAGGAGGTCGAGGCGTGCTTTGCCTTTGCGGAGGTTGGCGGTCGCGTGTGTCACGCTTCCTCCCCTTGTGGATGCACGAAGGCCCGACCACCGAAGTAGCCGGGCCTCACGGGTGCTGGGTCGTCCACTCACACGGGGGACGAACCTAGACGTTCCCCAATGCCTAGCAGGATGAGCAGGGC